AGAAAACAAAAGATTAGTTGCTGCTGTTGATGTATATGAGTCTGACTTTGGTGCGATGACAGTTGTACCTAACAGATTCAGCAGAAGCAGATCAGCTTATGTGATACAACCTGATATGTGGGGTGTTGCTTTCTTGAGAGATTTCCAACTTATGGATCTTGCAAAAACTGGTGACGCAACTAAACAGGCATTGTTAGCAGAATACACACTTGTTTCTAAAAACGAAAAAGCAAGTGGTGGTGTATTTGATTTAACAACATCATAATCTTAAATTAATGTGGAGGGGAGCAATCCCCTCTACTTTCATTAACTTTTTGTTTGGTCTTTGAAGTCAATCAATGGCGGAACGAAGCAAATAAAGGAAAAAAACATGAGAACTTTAAACGATTACTTTTTAACTGCGGAAATAGAAGATATATCAACTGCATCTTCTACTTTTGTTGCAGTACCTGATGGCGGAAGAATAATTAAAATTATTACTGCCTTACAAGGAGCTATCTCTGGTGCTAACGCTGGTATTTCATTTGAAATTGGCGGTACAGCAGTAACTGGTGGTGGCATCACTGTAGCACACTCAGGTTCAGCTGCTGGAACTGTTGATACAGCAGAACCTACAGCTTTAAACTCAGTATCAGAAGATGGAACTATTGAAATGATTACTGATGGTGCATCTACAGGATCAAAAAAGCTTTTAGTAACTTTTGTTATTAGAAGATAACAGAATTTGGGGGATCTTGCCTAGCGGTACTTCCCCCAAGTACACAACAAAATTTTAAAAGGAGAAAAACTATGCCAATGGGTAAAGGAACTTATGGATCTAAAAAAGGAAGACCAGCGAAAAAAGGTAAAATGAAAAAATCAAAAAAAATGAAAAGTAAAAAGGTAAAATACTAATGAAAGGTAAAATGAAAGGCAAAGCAGTTCTTACTGCTAAGCAAAGAACTTTACCAAAAAAACTTCAAGCAAAGATTGTTAAATCTAAAATGAAGAAAAGAAAAAAATAAGGAGTAAATAAGATGGCTTTTAATTA